GCTGTTCCTGCCGGCGTTCATTGCGCCGCAGACGGGGCGGATGCGCATCGGGTACCTCCACCCCACGCAGATCAGCGCGGTCTCGACCGACCCGGAAAATGCGCGGATCGCCACGAGCGTGACTGAGTCCCGGCCGGACGGAGACCGGGAGTGGATGATTCTGAATTCGCCGCCCGTTGTCGAGGCCCTGCGCCGCGGGGATATGCCGCACCAGGAGGCGCGCTGGCTGCTGTACTTCCCGCTCCAGGCCGGCATGGTGGGGCGCGGGCGCAGCGTGCTCGAGACGATGTTTTACTGGATCCACCGGGCCGAGCAGTTTCTGAACGACCGCATGATGCTTAACAGCCTGACCAAGGCGTTCATCTGGCAGGTGCGCGTCAGTGGCAGCGAAGCGGACGTGGCACGGCGCGCCATGGAGATCGGCCAGAGCCCGCCGCGCCCGGGCAGCGTGCAGGTGGTGAACGAAAGCGAGTCCTGGGAGGCCGTGGTGCCCACGATGCACGCGGGCGACGCGCGGAGCGACTACCTTGCAGTGCTCAAGTACGTCGCGCTCGGCGCCGGCTTCCCCGAGCACTGGGTGGGGGCCTCCGACGACGTAAACCGCACGACCGCGGACAGCGCCTCCGAGCCTGTGATCCGCGACCTGGAGGTGCTGCAGACGCAGTGGTTCGACGGCGTGGTGCGGCCGCTGCTGCAGATCCAGGGGTATCTGCTGGCCGCAGCCGGCATGGTGCGGGCGGCGCCGGAGGAGATCGAGGCCGTGGACATCGCGGCGCCCGATCTGTCGCGGAGTGACAACACCCGCACCGCGGACGCGACGCTGCGCATGGTGCAGGCGGCGCAGCTGGCGATGGCGGGTGAGCTGATGTCACGCGAGACGGCCCGGCAGCTGGTGCACAACGCCGCCGGCGTGCCGGTGCCGGACAATCTGGACGATTTGATCGCCGGGGAGCGCAGGCGGGACCAGGCGGCCGTCTATGCGGCGTGGCGGCCGCCTGAGCTCCCGGTGATGGAGGACGAGCAGTGACGGAGATTGTGACGATCCGGGAGTCGGCGGCGATCGAGGCCGCCGCATTCGACGAGGAGCAGCGCATCGTGCCCGGCGCGGTGCTGATCCGCGCGGGCCTGAGCCGGAACCGGAACCGCTACCGCGAAGAGGTCCTGGCGCGCGACTGCCACATCATGGAGGGCCTGCCGGCGAGAAGCGGGCACTACCGCTCGGGAGATCTCACCGGGCGGAGCGACCCGCGCAACCTGGCAGGCACATGGCGCAATGTGCGCTACGCGGACGGCGCCGTGCGGGGAGACCTGCACGTGTTCGAGCATTACCTGCCCGTGCTGCGCTCGGCGCGCGAGGCGGGCGAGCTGATCGGTGTGTCGATCGATCTGGCAGCCAAACCCCGTGTGGTGCGCGAGAACGGGCAGCTGATCCGGGAAGTGGAGGCGCTCGTCGCCGACCCCGGAAACAGCGTGGATATCGTGGTGCAGCCGGCCGCTGGCGGCCGGCTCTTCGAGTCCGCCGCGGTGGATCCGTGGTGGACCTCATACCGGGAGGTAAAGATGAATCTGACGATGGAGGACATCAAAGCCCGGCCGGCTCTCTGGAAGCTGGTCGAGGCGAGTGTGGAGGATCCGGAGAACCTGACGGCAGAGGAGCTGGCGTCCAGGCACCCCGCGCTTGCGGAGGCGCTGGAAGCGCTGGCGCGGGAGCTGGATGAGGCTCGGAGGGCGCAGGAGGCGGCCGGCGGGTCTGAGGACAGCAGCGGCGATGGACGCTCCGCTGAAACTGACGGCGCGGATGAGGTGCGCCAGCTGCTGGAGGAGGCAAGGCGCGAGCGCTGCGGCGTGCTGCTCGAGTCGCGGCTTGCCGAGTCGCGGCTGCCGGCCAAGGCGGCGGAGCTGGTGCGTAGCGAATTCGCCGGGCGCGTCTTCGAGCCTGGCGAGCTGGACCGGCGCATCCGGGGCGTGAAGGAGGCCCTGGACGAGGCCGCACAGAGCGCGCGCGTGACCGGCCTGGGCGTGCAGGTGACCAAAGATTCCCGCGACCGCATGATCGCGGCGATCGACGGGATGCTCGCCGGCCAGCCGGTGGACGGCGTGCCGCCGTTCCGCAGCTTCAGGGAGGCCTATTGCCGCTGGACCGGCAAAGACTGGCTGACCCCGCCGCTTGAGATCCTGAGGGATACGCACGGCGGTGGCTACGACAGCGAGCGCAGCGTAGAGGCGCTCCTCACGACCACCTGGGCGGCGGTGTTTGCGGACCGGATGCACAAACGGCTCATCGCCGAGTTCAGCCGGCCGGACGCCGACCAGGAGTGGCGCCAGATCGCGAGCACCATCAGCAGTGTGACCGACTTCCGGCCGCAGTACCTGGTGAAATACGGCGGCTTCGGCGTGCTGCCGGTGGTGCCCGAGAACGGCACCTATCACCCGCTCGCGAACCCCGTGGACGGGGGCGAGAGCTACACGCTCGGCAAGCGTGGCGGGCTCTTCACGATCACGCTCGAGACCATTGCAAACGACGACCTGCGGGCCATCCGGAACATCCCGGTGGCCATGGGCCGCGCCGCGCGCCAGACCCTGAACCGGGATGTGTTCGGGGTGCTGACCTCTAACCCCACGATGGGGGACAACGTGACCCTGTTCCATCCTTCGAGCACGCTCCGGGGCGGGGACGGCTCCACCAGCGGCAGCGGCAACCAGGGCAGTGCGCCGCTCTCCAGCGCCACCCTGAGCGCGCGCCGGGTGAATATGCTCAAACGCGCGACCTTCGGTAACACCATCGGCGGCCAGAGGATGGATGCCGGCACGATCATCCCGAGACTTCTGATCGTGCCGCCGGACCTGGAGGAGACGGCATGGCGGCTGACCACCAGCCAGGTGCTGGTCCAGACCACGAACTTCAACGCAACGGAGCCGAACTGGCACCGCAATGCCTATCAGGTGCTGGTGGTCCCGTTCTGGACGGACCCGAACGACTGGTATCTGTGCGCGGATCCCGCGTCAGCGCCGACGCTCGAGGTGGGCTTCTACCAGGGCCGCCAGCAGCCGGAGCTGTTCACCAAAGAGGAGTTCGAGGCGGATGCCCTGACCTACAAGGTGCGGTTTATCTACGGAATCGCCGTGGAGGAGCCGCTCTCCTGGGACCGCAGCGTGGTGTAACGGGGCTGCACCAGCCTTTCCAGGCCGGTAAGGACTGAAAACAACAGGAGGAAACCATGAGCAAGAACACGGTTGGCCACATCGGCTACACGCCGGGAAGCCACGTGGCCCCCATCTTCATCCGGACGCTGAATGCGACGGGCGCAAGCGACCGGGCGGCCGTGTGGGTGGCGCCGGCGGAGGTGGTGGTGGAAAGTGTCTCCGTGATCGCCGGGGCGGCGGTCACCGGCGACAACACAAACCGCATCAACCTCAACATCCGCAACGGCGGCGCAAACGGCGCCGGTAACACCCTGATCGGCCAGGTGCAGTTCACGTCAGGAGTGAACATCAGCAAGGACAACAGCCTGCTGATCCCCTGCAGCGGCCCGGGTACCGCGATGCAGCCCGGCGACAAGCTGATCATCGAGGCCGAGCGCGTCGGCACCGGCGGCACGTGGACGAACGCGGGCGGCCATGTGCGGTTCCGCTATGTCTGAGCGGCGCGTAATCCGGGCCGGGAACCGCCAGGCGCTGGAGCAGTGGATCGAGCTGCACCAGGCCGACGGGCTGGACCTGGTGGAGATCCGGGAGACAGAGGACGATGACTGGCCTTACGCGGCGGTGCTCGAGCAGGCGCGGGCGGAGGATCCGGAAGGGGCGGTGAGCCAGGAGGACCGGGCCGCGCCCGCGGCGCAGGGCGCCGGCAGGAAGCGGAAGTGAGGCGGGCCGGGGAGCACCCGGCCCGCCCGCATAGCCCGGGGCACAGCAGTCCGGGCCGGAGGCGGTGAAACGTGCGCGGCAGCCCGTGGTGGGAAAGAGAGCTTTCCCGCGCCGAGCGCGAGATGGAGCGCCTGAGCGCGCGCCACCTGGAGGCGCTGCGCCGCGAGCTGGACGAGGCCCGGGCGCTTGCGCTGCGGGAGCTTCTGGCCACGCGGGGCGAGTGGACGCGCGGGCGGCTGGACAGCGTGCTGCGAAGGATCGACGCGGCGCTGGACCAGGTGCGGCAGCGCCTGCAGGCCTCCGCGGGCTCCATGCTGGATGATGCCGCGCGCTCCGGCCTTGAGCGCGTGGACCGCGCAGTGGACCGGTACGCCCGGGACATCCCGGTGATGCGCCGCGATCTTCCCGGGGAGCTGTACCTGGACCTGTGGGCGGAGTTCACCCTGGATCTGGTGAAGCGCGATATCGTAGAGCCGATCCGCACGGGCATCCGGAACACCATCCGCGCCGGATTCATCACCGGCCGCAGCCTCTTTGAGACCATGCGCGAGGTGGCAAGCGAAGACTTCCGCAAGCTGACATTTGCGTCGAAATTCCACCGGGCCGAGGCGATCGTGCGCACGGAGACGAACCGGGTGGCCAACCGCGCGGCCTGGCTGCGGGTGGTGCAGTATCAGCGGGAGGCGCTGCCGGGGGAGATTTGGAAGAAGCGCTGGGGCACAGCCGGGGACGACCGCGTGCGGCCGACGCACGTGGAGGCCGGGCTGCAGCCCCCGGTGCCGGTGAACGAGCCGTTTTACGTGGGCGGTCACCCCTGCCAGCATCCGGTGGATCCGGCGCTGCCGCCGGAGGAGTCGGTGAACTGCCGGTGCAGCCTGCTGGCGGTGCCGCCCGGAATGGAGTGAGTATCATGAGCCTGATATTTGCCGAGACGGCCAGCGGGACGCCCGCGGCTCTGCGGGCCGACTCCCAGGGCCGGCTGGACGCAAGCTGGGACTACACACTTGTCAACGACAGCGGGACGGTGCACACCGGCCCCTGCGTGGTGGCCGGCTTCACGCCGGTGGGTGTAGTGAGCTCAATGGGCTTTTCCATCTGGGACGGGACTGGACCGACCGGCCAGCTGTTGATAGATCTCGATATCACGCCCGCCCAAAACGGCCTATTCATTCAGCCGTTCCCGCCCGGGGGCGCGCGGGTGCAGAACGGGGTGTACGTGGAGCTGACCGGGACCGGGGCAGTGCTGATCTGGTGGCGGCGGGGCTGACATGGATATCGCTCTCAGGGCGCGGCAGATTCTCTCAGACGAGGCAGGCGAGGAGGCGGAGCGGCTGGCAAGCGCGGAGGTGTACGCGGCGAGCGTGGCCGGGGCGCTCCTGGAGATCTCGCGCCTGCGGCCGCGCGTGGCACAGGCAGAGCTGGAGCTGGGGGTGGGGCCGGACCAGCCCTATCCGCCCGGCTGGGATGCCGGGATCAGCAGCATCCTGAGCGTGGAGTTTCCTCCAGGCAGCCGCAGGCCGCGGCTGCTCGGCGCCTCGAGCCTGCTCAGCGGCCCGGACGGGTGGCGGATCCTGGACAGGGCCTACGGGCCCGGGGATCGCGCCGTGCTGACATTCACCCTGCCGTGGACCCAGGCCTCGATTCCGGCCAGCCTTGCGGAGGCTGCGGCGCATCTGGCGGCATCGCTTGTGGCGCAGGCCGTGGCCGCGCGCTTCGGCCGGAGCAATGCGCCCGCGATCCCGGCCGACAGCGTGAACTACCGCGAGAAGGCCGACGTCTGGCGCGAGCTGTCCGCCCACCTGCGCAGGCGGGGGCTGGCGATTGCGGGCGCAGGGGCGGACGCGCAGGGCAACGCCACCCATTCCCCCGCGGCGCGCCATGCGGACTGGGGGTGGCCGCGGCTATGAGGATCTGGCAGGACACTGGCGCGCCGTACGCGCTGCACATGGAGGTCGAGCCGGGTTCTCTCTCCCGGCTGAACGGGCTTCTCGCCCGCCTGCGGGCCGGAATGGGACCGCAGGCGGCGCAGATCCTGGAGCAGGCCATGGCGAGGGCGGCGGAGCATTTGCGGACCGTCGCCTTCGACCAGACCCCGGTGGGTGCGACGGCTTTCCTGCGCGACACAATCGGCGCGCAGGTGAGCGTGCACTCTCAGGAGCCGGTGGACGTCAGTGGTTATGTCTGGTGGCAGG